GGCGCCGTGCTGTGGTTCTTACCCGACATCTGCATGGTGTAGCCTGTTTCCCAGCTCAGCGTACGTCGCACCCGATCACAATGGTAAATCTGGTCGAACGGGCTTTGTGTACCCTCAATACGTACATGCATGTAAGGCATGAGCAGGTTGTCACCTGCCGTTGATCCGCTGACGTTCATCTCGTGCTGTATCACCTGCCGGTAGATGGACTGTGCCATCGCATGGGCTGCTTCAGGCGTTAATCCGTTACGTATGACACGATAAATCTGAGTGTCAGATGAGGCGCTTCCGGGAACTGTTCGCTTACCAGGGTTTGGGTAAGAGGCACTGAACTGTTTATTCTTGCACTTTGCATTCCAGCTGAGCACCTCAACCGATACTCCCCTGGCAATTGTCAGCGCACGTGAAAATGTCAGGTCATCGGAGACATGGCAGCGGGGATACGCCTGCTCACCGGGAGGCTGCCAGCGGATAACATAATCGTCATCACCGGCAGGGTCGCGTCGGGGTTGGAAATGCAGGCTGTCACCTTCCACATAAACCGAAAAGTTTTCGATGCCCGCCAGGCTGGTTATCAGGTCCCATTCCGTCTGTTCGCCTGTCAGGTGTGTCGAATCGATCTGATAGTATTCACCGACGCGCTGTGTCGTCGCCGTCACAACTGGTGTCAGGCCGTGACGCTGCGCCAGCGTGGTGACTATCTGTGAACTGGTGAGATTTTTAAAGCTTTCACCCGGTGTCTTCGCATCAATCAGCTTTGCGGTGAAATCGCGCCCTTCTGCTGAAATCTCAAAGCGTGCCGGTTCGTAATGCCAGGTATCAATGCTGCCTGTGATGTGTCTTTTCTCGTTAACACCGGTCTGGGTTACTATCGAAATGAACAGCTCGGTCCTGATCGTGGTCTGCACCGCCCACCAGTTAAGCAGCTGCATGTCCGGCGGCAGCGCTGAAATTGCCAGCGTAAGCTCAAACGTCCCTGCACCACGAAAGGCATTGTTCTCAACGCTGAATGATACAAATGGCACGTCTGTGCCATTTAAAACACAACGCCCGCTGACATGGCGGGCGCTCGATTCGGTAATGGGGTTGCTGACGTTCATAGCTAACTCGCCGGGCTGGTGGGTATTTTCAGCGTGTGAATGCCGCTCAGTTGCGGATCGGCCAGGTCATTGGCATCGGCAATACTGGTCCATAAAGAGGCGTCCCCATACTGCTCTGATGCCACCTTATACAGATTGCCACCGGACAACGTTACCGCTCTGACGCCATTGGCGGCCTGCCCTGAATTTACATTTTTGTTGAGCCTGCCCAGCACATTCTGAAGATGATACAGGGCCGGAATGCGGGTCGCGTGGTCTGACTGAAGAAGCAGATTACTGACGGTTTTTGATATGGGATTGCCGGGTACCAGTCCACCCAGCGAGGTAATCTCCAGAGCCGCAGCCTCGAGCAGTGCCAGCTCATGTTGAATGATGTTCCGGGCTGCAATCAGGGGTCTGACAACGGACTGAATCTGCGCAACAGTAGCATGCGCAAAGTCCGTTACCTTCTTAACCGCCTGATGCAGATTTCTGATAGCCTGCGTAACGGCATCAATGTTGATGATACTGGCAAGACCCAGCGCGCGGCCCAGGTCGCTGTCAATCAGCTCCCGCAGCGCCCCGGTCAGGGCATCCACTTTCGCTGGCGAGCCCTCATTGCAGACAATGGCCACTTCAATAGAGTAAGGGCGACGCCAGACGAACGCGTAGACCGGACTAAACGCGGTGATGACCACCGTGAAACGATAGTCATCGAGCGTCAGCAGAACCGGGTGTCCCGCATCCCGCATCCGCTCAAGCGCGCTGACACGCTCACCCGCCTGCGAGCCCGTGATGGTGCCAGACCAGGTCAGTGGCTCATACTCCGTGCCCAGCACATCAATAATGCGGTGGCCGCCAATCAGCTGATGCTGGACGGTTTTCTGCCTGCCGTGAATGACAACCTGTTCGGGGACTTCAAACTCCATGAATTCGAAGTCGCCTAACATCAGGCGGGTCACAGTCGGATCAATGCCCGGCGCAAACTGCGAAAGAGAATTCAGAAGGGACATACTGCGAGTGCCTGTTTCAGATATGACTGACAATGAAAATAGGAGCCGCCATCTGTCGGGAGGCATGCGAATTTACAGGGCCTGACCGTTCAGGCTGCCTGCAAAAGATGTCCGGACATCAAATATGGTGCAAAAAAAGCTCCTACCCAGACGTTATTCAGTCCGGATTTTATTCTGCTGCAGGTCAGCCAGATGATGACTGTCATTTATTCCGGCCAGTGCGATGTTGACGGCCTCTTCCAGCAAGTCATAAGTAACCTCGCCAGTCAGCACCCTGTCCCCGATAATGGTTGTCGGCGTACCTGAGTAATAAAGCCGTCTCATTAACGCCTTATTCACTTCGATAATGTTCTGTGTATCAAGCGGATAAGTTGTGACTTTCATTCCGGCAGCATGCAGGGCTGAATAAATACGCAGGTCGTCACCCATACCGCTGTCTGACATCAGCGCATGGTGAAAAGCATGGAATTTTTCAGGTTCTTCGATCCAGACGGCAAGCGCCATGCGCGTAACAGCGGTTGACGCTTCCGGACCGTATGAAATCAGTTTGTAGGTGATCGCAATCTGAGGATAGGCCTTTAAAAGCTTTTCCAGATTACTGTCCAGTCGTTTGCAATGAATACAGTCGTAGTTCACGAAACTGACCATTTTCAGTACAGGTTGCTCAGCACCGACGACAGGAGAGAGCGGATCGTTCAGCAGTTTATTTCGCACGAGTGCATCTGTCTGCGATAGACGCTGCGGCTGTTCTGCGGTAATGCCAGTGTTTGCCTGATGATGCGCCACCCCGGCAGTTGCCTGCCCTGCGCCCATGAGCATCAGCAATAAAACGAATTCATTAAGCATAATCCTGCTCCACAGATAATCTCACAGTTGCCGTAACGGAACGCAGTGACTGCGATTTTCATTACCTCACTAACAGTGAAATCAGCATGGCCAAAGCGGCGTTCAGAATTCTGAATACCGGCAACTGTGAAGGTGTTAGCTGAAGAAGAGGCAGATAGGGCCTGCCAGCAGGAGTGTGAATAAAATCAGGCTGTCATCAGGGCAGAGAGAGGCTACCAGCCTGACCGGGATACACCATCAGCATGGATGGATCGAAGGTGCTGGTGGATGACGGTGCTCTGGCTGCCTGCTTACTGATGCCACTCATGACAGTGGCCACCAGTACCTGTCGTCCTTCATGCGTCATCAGCAGATTTACGGGCTGCCCGTTATTAACGCCAGAAACTGGCGGTATCGGGGGATACCTGCCGGTTTTACGAAACGCCTGCTCACGAAGATGCTGTCTGTCGAAGTCCGCCTGGGCAGGCATCCAGGGTTTATAGGCAACGCCGTGGTCAAGCGCATTCTGACGTGCCAGTCTGCCACGCTCTGCCATTTCCCGGCTCTGCGATACCGTGCTGCCCGGATACAGGGCGGCAAGCGTTACGGCAGAGATTATGCCCGGCAGACCGGTCAGCGCGGCGGTGAGTCCTGTCAGACCTGTAGTGGCGCTTCTGCCAATAAGCAGGTCAATGCCCCAGCCCGCCAGTTTAAGTGGTGTCAGCAGTGCGCCCGCAGCATGTCTGATGAGCCAGAATCCGCCACTGATGCCTGCAAGGCCGGTCACGGCCAGCGCCGCCTGCCCCGCAAACTTCGCCATCTCAGGATGCCGGTGCGCAATGTCTGCCATCTGCTGAAGAGAGTGCGTGAGCATGTCTAGACCCTGTGTGAATGTGTCCAGCAGGCCGCCGTCCTTTCCCATTACCCGCTGCAGGTCCTGCCATTTCTTGTGAAAGTCGATTGCTTTGCCGTTGTAAGTGCTGCCGACCGCACTATAAGCATCATTCAGGCCGCGCGCGACTCCGTAGGCATCAATGCGGTGATGAATGGTCTCAAGCTGTTTGTCGATGAGACTGAACATCTTGCCGCCGGTACGCCCGAATATCAGGGCGTTCTCACGCTGCTTCTGTTCTTCGGTGTAATGGTGCCTGCGGTAGAGTGGCAGGATGACGTTTTCATAGTATTCGACAGGCGACTGGCTGAAGAGCTGGGCGTTGATAAGCGGATTGCCCCGGAAACGCTTCACGCCGCCCAGGCTGTTGAGTTCAATTTTGCTGGCATCCCAGATACCCATTTTCATCAGGTCGTGCGTGACCTGATTAGGCAGCTTCACAATCCCGTTCAGCCGGTTGTAAGCGGTCATCAGTGCTTCACCCGCTGAACTGCCCTTCAGTTCACCGATAATTGGCTCCAGCTCAGCAAACAGAGCTTTATTGCTCAGGTTAAAGGCCGAGGTGCCCGCTTTGGCCATAAACTGACGGTACTGGGTGAAATCGACATTGCCGCCTGAAGACTGAATAGCGCGAAACGCTGCGTCCATCAGTTCATTAAAGCGCTCCGGGCTTTTCAGTCCACCCGCCGTCTCGGTGAAGCGCAGCATATCCATCTGTTTTGCGGTTGTGGCTTCACGCTGATGCTCATCCAGCCCGCGTGAGGCGAAGGTAATACGCGCCAGCACCGGTGCCGCCAGTTTCGCCGCGCGCAGCTGCTCATCCAGCGTTTTTGCTCCGGATTCGCTGAATACCCCCTGCGCTTCCACCAGATATTTCAGCATGTCAGTGGCCGAGGAGCCCCGGATAAGGGTAGTTTCAGCGAAACGTTGTGCTTCATCTGTCGCAGCCTGACCCATGCCGAACTGTCTGAACTTCTCGGTCATGGTCTGGTAGCGGGCTGCCTCATCAACAAAGCCCTTCAGCATTCTGAAACCCAGATAGCCGGTGGCCAGATTTGTCATACCCTCTGAAAAGGAGCCTCCGCCGGGAGGGTGTCCATCACCGCCACCACGCCCTGCACCGCCGCCGCCCCAGCCGCCCGGGGGCACGCCATTATGCCAGCCATGCCACCAGCCACCCTGTCCTGTAGGCGGAGGCAGTGCGAGCCTCCCGCCAGGGCTGCCATATCCACCGCTTCCTCCTGCAGCTGCGGCCCCCACTGCCAGAACGGGCAGTGTCATGGCTGCGCCGTAACCACCCGCCAGCAGCGGGACATTACGCGAGGCACGGTTGATACGCTGAGTCTGGTCAGCTATCTCGCGGATGGCTCCGGCATATTCACGCGCACCGCGGGATGCGCCAGTAAATTCATTATTCAAAGAGCGATTAAGAGCCCGCAGCGCGGATGTGGCCTCACGGGCCGCTCGGGTTAGTGCTTTGATGTTCCTGGTGATAGTAACGAACTTCTTATTCAGCTCGATCGCATCACGGCTCACCTGCAGCAGATTGCGTGTAATCTGGTCATCCAGTGCAAGGCGCACGGCTACACGGTAAGCCTGAACATCCATGGGAACCTCAATTTACGGGCATAAAAAACCCGCCGGAGCGGGTCGGGTTTTAAGAAAATAACATCAAGATTCGGAGCGACAGGGACTCTATAAGAGCCTCATACCATTCCTTCACTGTTGGATCGAATTGCAAAAACCATAGACTGAAATAAACCCCTCCAAAACCAGCGAGCATATGCAAGCTAAGATTGAACCAGTATGCGTGAGGCCGGTCGGCCTTTTTAATAAGCTCGCATCGGGTCGTACCTTTGAAAGTCTTGGTGTAGACACCAGATCGGTAGTAATTGATTGATTGCTTAACCATTACAAGCCCCGAGAAAAAAATAGCAATTACAGTGAACCAATAACCGTAATCCATGTAAAAATAATTCCTTTTAAAAGAGAGCATTAAATTGAATCAACGAGCTATTTACGTTTAATTACCAGACACATTTTTCGGCTCTGTATTTCCGTTTAATCTGCCAAAACCAAGCACTTTACACCATTAGTTCCAGCTCATCATTTGAGCATTCACAAATTCCAATCATTGCGAAAAGACCTGTTTTTTTATCAGGATTCCTATTCCAAAACTTAAGCGTATATTGCCAATGGGGTCTTCCCATATGGTAAGGTTTAAAAATCATAAATGAAAAAAACTATCGTGGCTCTAATCACTCTGGCTCTTCTGGCACCATCTGTCAGTTTTGCACGCGGTGGTCATTATGCAGGCGGACATGGCTCTTCTCATAAATATGGCAAGTATAAGAATGCTCGTACCGGCAACCATTATGAGAAGCGACACTGAGTAATCATATGGCATCTTTACTCAAAGCCCACTCAAGTGGGCTTTTCTAATTTGACTAAAAGAGTGAACATACCAAAGAACAGCTTAAGTTTTCAGTCAAGGTGCCGAAAATCAATAGTACGCCTGAGCCAATCTTGTGAAAGACGATCATGTCAGTAGAAACCATTTGCCGTCACTTTGGAAAAGCCTGGGCTGAAACGCCACATGAGACACTTAGTGATGCTCAACTCCGTTCAATCGCTGGAAACTGTCGCCGGGACGAAATAGCTGCAATTCACTTTGTCATAAAACTGTGCAATGCCGATCTTGCTACATGTCCTGACTGGGATGTTGAAATGCAATACCAGCTTCATCAAAACATTCACACATTACAGCGCCTGCTTGCTCAGATTGATTTGCTAAGCAACCAATGAGCAGTGTTCATTCCCTGAACATAATCAGGCCTGCTGCCCATAACAAAGGCATGCAATTCAAGGAGAACGCTCAATGGAACAACCAAACCCTCTCGCAGCCCTGTCGTTGATCATCTGGTTTTTCACTTTTATCCCATGCTTTCGCATGACTCAGAAAGCTGGTTTTGGCTGGAAGATGGCGCTATTGCTCTCTTGCCCAGGTATCCATTTCATCATGCTTTACGTCTTCGCTTATAAGAAGTGGCCGACGGCCCCTTATCGATAAGCACTGATCATCTGTCAGGGCGTAATCTGGTCATGCAGCGCCAGCCGCACGGCTACACGGTAAGCCTGAACATCCATAGGGACCTCTTTTTACAGGCATAAAATATGCCCGCCAAGGCGGGCTATTTTATTAATTAATTGTTACAACGGACTAACTCTTTTCTCTTAAGCCTTTTAATAATTCTTTTTGTCTCTTGAGTTTATTTTCTCTTTGAATCAAATGAGCTTTAAAGTCAGAAACTTCCACATACTTCATGTGTAAATGGAGTATGGAGGATAACGATACTCCAAATAGGCCACCAACAACGACAACGACCTCTTTGATAAAGATGTACTTTGCCTCACCAAGATAATAAACAACAAGCAACAACAAAGCAGTAAAGATATAAAAAACTAGCCAGCAGTAACACCGGAATATTTTCTTTGATATGTAATAATCAAGCCTTCTCTGTTCGGCGGCTTTAAGGGATGCACTTTCTTTTAACTCATTAGTTTTGTATATCACTTGTGAGCAAACGGCTACAGGAAGTAGAAGCAGGCCAAGCATACCAAGTGGAATAATGATGTTATTACCCAGAAGGAATGTTAAAAAATAAAACAGCAAAGCACCTCCAGTAAAAGCAGATGCGTATCCTATAAAATATTTTAACATTTCAACTCACCTTTAGTCATGTAGCATCATCAATATCACCTAAACTTATCTTAGAATTTAGCCACTTATGCATTTTTAAATAAAGGTCATCTTCATCAACTAAACCATTATGATACTTTACACTTAAATTTCCCGAAAGGCGCAGGTCTTTGCCGACCAACACCCCCCCTCCTTTGAGTTCTATCTGAAAATCCTCATCATCCATATGACGCAAGGAAGTAGCTATGGAATCAATAACTTGCTGACCTCTTTTGGTGGTTTTTCTGAGATAGGTTATTTCTATTTGGACTTGCAAATTCGCTTCATCCAACGCTTCTTTTAGATCTAATTTTTCGACCCAGTTTTCACCTACTGCTGCGGCGATGACATCCCCACCTTTACCTTCAGGCATAAATTTTATTTTTCTGACTTGATTAACTTCAACCAAAGACCTTTCACTTGAAGGATTCTCTACAGCACTGCCTTTTACTGGAGCACCTATTTTTATACTTTTGACTGGAGCGTTTTGTAATTGACGAAATGCTTCTTCTGTTGGTTTATCCTGCAGTATTATCTCCGATGAAGAATCAAGAACACCTGCGCCTTTAAGTAACCAGTTAAGATGAGTCTCTAAATCTTTAGATCGTAAAGCACTAGACTGCATCATCACTATATGATTTCCATAAACTCCAAAATAAAGAAAGGAATCAACAAACTCTCTTTTCGCACCATCAACCTGCTCTTCGCCTTCTTCATCTTTATCGCTTGAAATAGCTATCTGACTAGAGGTTATAGACTTTATGTTATAGAATGACACATCTCCATTCATCGTAAGCAATGCTTGGCTTCTGCCTTTTTCGAAGGAAATCAATTGACCAAAAAATAAGGTTTTAAAGTTTGTACTTTTGTTAATGAATCTAGCACCGCCTGAGTCATCCCCAGGAACTAGATACTCTTGTCTGTGATCAACCTTTTCAAAAGCACCTCCAACGCCTACTGCATCTTCAAGTATCGTTTGCAACGATGAGCATGAGTTTTTTATGACAGCCCTTTTGTAGTGCACTGCTTTTTGTTTACTTTCGCCAGCCATTCAGACTCCATTGGTATTAGACTAATCTTAAAATCAATCAATCATAAATGTTTAACTGTTGGCTGGTTAGCTGTAATTATGATCAGTTATATGACTGTATAAAAACACAGTGCTGTTTTTTTGGCAAGTTGATAGAGGGAACCTATCTTGAAAATTTTTTAACAAATTGATAATCAGATAGATTTATGATGATGTGTGAGTCTGACTTGATCTTATCAACGCTACTATATTAGTAGACTTTAGTCGCTGGCTAACTCACATAATTCTAATCAATAAGCCCTAAAGCCTTTAAAAATCGCCTGCTCAATTGCTTCTATCAGTGGGCCAATCCTCCGAACGTACGCCGGTCCTATGATCGGTCTCGGTGGTATGCGTTCAGTACCGACCTCCTGCCACAGCCCGATCTCACTTTTGGTTCCGACGATGGCTGCAAGTCCCATGACCTCACTCTGTATCGAGTCTCTGAGTTTACCTGAGCGCAAAAGCGGTTCGTCTTCGCTGTAACCCTGGCGTATGCGATCGTGTTTGGTCGATTCTGCAAGGGGTGCCCAGGCATCAAATGGTCCGTAAGCAGGCTGATATACGCCGATTTCTTCCTTAGCCGTTTCCTCAATCTCTTTGACAATGATGCGGAACCCCGCCTCCAGCCCGGTGGCGATTGTGGCTGAGGCAGAAGACATCTCACGCGCAAACTGCTCAAGATTCACTACTTACCCTCCTCCCACCTTCGTGTGCTCCAGTTGTAGGCGCCACCCTCAAGCTCGCCGATGACCACACCCATGGCGATGCGTTCGTGATGCATCAGCGCTGTCAGGCCCGGAAAAATCACGCTGAACGGAACCCCGGCTTTCATCAGCCAGCACTGGTTTATAAACCCGGGGTTCTGCGCTAGTTTTTTGCGGCGGCCTCCGTGGCCTCATCCTCTTCATCTTTCGACCTGGCACACAGACTGGCACTGACCGCTTTGAGTCCGCTTTTGCCAAGAATGGCGAGCATGCTTTCAATCTGCTTCGGGTTCTGTGGTAACGGGTATTCATCGCCGTCGATATCAGCCACGGCCGCTGCCGGAAAAGCATACATGTTCATGTACATCACGTTGATAGCCATTTCCGGGCCAACCGCGACGGTCAGACGGGATTCCTGCACCGGATCAAGTTCACGCAGGGTGATGACGCGTCCGCTGGCATCCCTGATCTGGTTTGGCTTCACCGGTGATTCCGTCACAACGGGTGGCATTTCATGCACTCTTACCTGCACCATGATTTGTTCCTCAGTTCACTTTTTTACGGCGGTTGGCTGTCCATGACAGGGTCTGGTTTACCGTCTTCTCGCCCTGCTTGTTACCGGCATCGGTAAGGTGAAACGACACACCCTCATAGCGATACACGCTGACGGTGCCGTTTGCCTCGGTAATGGTTTCGGTGATGGTACCGCGGGGCTGATCGATGCCGTTGTAGTAGTTGTCTTCCCACTTAGCCCAGAAGTCGTCGAGTGTGGCATCCATACGTTCAGCCGTGATGGTGCCATTCCAGCCAACGGGGATCTGCAGTTCGTCGGTAATGCCGTTAAGCGGCGTGATTTTATGGGTCGAGACCTGCGGCTTTGAGTCAAAGCTCATGATTTTGGGAATGCGCAGTTTTCCCGTGGGCGTATTGATATCAACGGCAATATCACGCCCGACGGTATAGCCAAGGGTTGGCATGGTTTATCTCCGGAGTAATGAGGAGTGAGGCACAGTTCAGCGCGACAAACTGTCTGAGACGGAGATGGACACGCTGCCGCCCCCTTCCAGATTCACCAGGAAGTAGCGCACCACATTGAGGTATTTCACCTGCACATCGGCTGTCATGTAGCCCAGTGCCACGCGCGCATCCGGGTTATTGGCTGCATCAAGGCGCACAGTGAAAGCTGGTCCACCATTCGGGTCGCCAATCATCTTCAGCATCTCCAGATTCGACAGAAAAGACTCCAGGGTGCTTTTGGTTTCCCGGCGCAGGTCCGTGGTCTGATTGTCACCCACCACTCTGCCGAAGCTCGCCGCAATAGTCAGCGACAGGAAATTGGTCATGCGGGTGTAGGTATCATCGTTCTGGGTCGGATTCGATGAGGTGTTGCGCCCGGAGCGCATGCCGAAGTAACTGCCGCCCGGACAGGGATTGGTGATGACATCGAGGCGGGCTGAGTTGATGGCCCCGATTTCCGGCACGGAGTAAGGACGCCCCGCCAGTTGCCGCTCGGTGGCAATGATGCCGGGGATACGTTTGTTGAGCGTGGAAACATGGGGTGCCCGGGCGGCAATATTCGCTGCCTCAAAGGTCGCGGGCGCAATCATGCGGTTTGTGCCGTTTGCGGTGTCCTTCCAGTAAGGCCAGTCACCCACAATCAGCTTGAGATGCCAGTCGTCCACGCCAGAGCTGTTGAGTGCTTCTGACACCGCCTTGCATCCTGCGGAGGCCGGGCCCTGGGCGATGGCATAGGCACCTTCGGAGCGCGCAAACGCTGCCATGGCGGGCCAGCACGCTTTATCGGTCACATCGGTAAGGTTGATGACCTGTGAATTCGTGCCACGCAGGGCATACATGCCCTTACGGGGAGCGTCGGTGCCATCCGTCCCCAGGAGCGTGGCATCCGTGATACCGGTCGCGCCGTCAGTGCCACCACTGAGAGTAACCTCGCTGACCGCAGCCTGTGCGGGCGCTTCAGATTCAGTGACTTTCGCACGTACCAGCTGGCTGGGGCCACGGATATTCATCTGGCCGTAATTCACGGCCTCTGCCATGGCTCTCCACAGCGCCTCCCCCTCACCCTGCAGGTTATCGAAGACTTCCGCACTCACGCCCGGCAGACTGAGGGTCAGCTTTTTCGAGTTCACGGCGGTACCGCTGCCGATACCTGTAATTATCTGGTTTCCCCGCGTACCGCTGTAGAGTGCGGTCAGCAGCAGGCCTGATTTACTGGCATTTTCACAGAGTCGGCCACTGGCCGCTTTATCCTGACCGTTTGTCACACGCACACAGTTCAGGTTTGCGGCGCCCAGCTGCAGTGAAATGGCAGCCGCCGTGGCCAGGTCATACTGGCGGTCTTTAGGCGTGCCCAGAAAGAAGGCCATGTCGTTATCAGAACGGATACAAAAGGCGCTGTTAACCGGCCCCCAGCATGCCACACCCACCAGCCCCAGCCCGTCGGTGGGTACACCGTTAATGTAACGGGCCCGGGGCGGGACAACCTGGACATAAAGGTCAGGTGCCGTGAGTGCAGACGTGTTGAGGTCGCCGGTTGAATAAATCGGCATGAGAGAGACTCCGGATGAGTGAGCTGATGCTGGAAAAAAAAGGGTTATCGCGTGGTCTGGTGCCCGTTCAGGGTGACCTCAAACTGTGTCACCTCAGGTGCGGTGATGGTCCGGGTGGTGGCGTAATTCACGCTGAAAATCAGGTCGCGCCGGTAAACATGCCAGTTCTCTGACCTGTCCGAATCAAACTGCCGGGCATAAAGGAGCTGCGCGGGCGCGCCGTCGTTGAGGTCAATGTGACACTGTTCAGAGAGCGCCGTATCAATGGCGCTGCCGATGCGGTCCCGAAGGCCGGGCGCAGGTGCCCAGACAGTGATCTGAAAATCCTTTATCTGCCTGTGCAGCTCTTTTACAGCCGTGCCCGCGGTGGTAACGGAAATACTGAGATGCTCTGCCAGCGGGATGCAGACACTGCTGAGCACAGTGAATGACTTCGGCAGTGCTGCAGACAGCGCGTGTATTGCCCGTCCAGCCGTGGTTCCCGCCCGGAAATGGAAACTGAACGTTTTCCTGTTAAGGGTTATCAGCACGTTTGTGAGTGACGACGCCACACCGGAAACCCCTATTGTGGTGCCGTTCACTGTGAACTGCAGTGTGGGTTTGCCCTTCGCCATTAAACGGAACGGCCTGCCAAGCGCCGTGCTGATTTTACGCTCTGTCGGCAGCGGCCAGACGGAGATGTGCACACCACCGTTATCTATATCCTGCTGCAGTGTTCCCGGCACCGGCCAGCCCGGGTAGATTTTTACTGAAGCGTTAACAATACCGGGTAACTGGCAGCCTCCAGGATACACCACCCCGGCTACCCGCCTCGCCAGGAAGCGGGCGACATCGTCGGTACTGGCCATGTTACACCGCCACCTGAAGCGCCGTAAGACGCCAGCCCATGTCGGTAAGCTCCGTGCCGCTGATGACAAAACGATGCCCGGCGTCATCCGTTATAAAATCCCCGGCATGAACAAAGATGCCTCTGAACGCGGGCATCATAATGTTGTGCCACGCGCTGCGCGTTTCACCTGGCAGCTTCAGCGGGCTGTGCTCACCGCCCCGGCTCAGCACAATACTGGCGGGCCAGCCGGACATGATGAGTTTTTCATTCGCTGCAGTGGTGCCCCCGTAATCCTGCAGTCCGGCGTCACTGCCCGCCGGGGTGGTACGCCGGACGCTGACAAGCCGCTCAGCCCTG